TCATCATCCTCTAGCTTTTCTGCACATTAGCACAGTTTATCTGATAATACCACGCAGGCTGCATATCACACATCCTCAATGTCCGCTAGAACCTTCTCCATACGCGCATTTAGCTTCCAATGCCCAGCGCGCCACCTTGCTGCGTGCTGAGCATCCTCCAAGCTAAGTCCGCGACCAATGTACGACTTGATCCATTGGTTCATGCGGATATTTTTCATCTTAGGTGACAGCTTGTGGAACGGAACTGGCTTCATGCAATACCTTTCAAATTGCGTTTAATAGTTTGCCTCCAACTTGACATCGCACCAGACAATGCAGTTGCAGCATCGCTGGCCATTGTCAGGCAGAGCGCATCCGCAAGGTCAGGCGATTTCAACCCACGTTTGCGCATCTCATCCTTACTTTCAGCCTTCATCTTGCCTGACGATGTAAACGAGTAACGTATCGCAGTCAGCTCCGCGAGAAGCTGGTCATCCTTCGGCAGCTTGCATGACCGATCCTCAAGCCAACCTTTTGTTTTAAACCACAATTCGCTGCGCAGATTCATGTGGGTCTTGCCCATAGCAGGAGCCTCGCCCACGTTAATGCCCCTGACTGGCGCGCCAAGCTCGCGCAGCCTGTCAACTACACCGCCGCCAACGCCAATACTATCAACCAGTATCTCATTAGGCCGCATAGAAGGCGGCAAGCCTTCGTATTCGGCCATAACGCGGCCAACAGTCTGCATTAAATCCAAGCCCTGCCAGCTGGTAATCTCAGTCACAACATTGCCATAACGCTTGCACAACGCAGTCTTGTCAGTGCCAAAGCGCGCAACATCTAAACCCCAAATTGGCTTAACGTCAGGCGTTGTTTCAATGTCACGATGGATCGCGCTCTCAACCAAGTGAAACGGAATGATCGTGTCGTCATCCGCCATCGGAAACTCGCCAAGCACACGAATGCGAAAGGCATTGCTTTCCTCGCCATACCTTGCGCGCATCTCGTCAACAAACTCGTCAGACACAAGCGGGCTATCTATGCACGACCAACGCCGTGTCCACCAGCTGTCAGCCATCCGCGTCTGGCTCTCGTAAAACGTGCCAGACGAACGCGTCGGGTTGCTCAGCAAAATCGTGGTAGCAGCGTGGCCAGACATCGAGCCAGCAGCAGCCTCAAACACCTTCTCAGGCACACCAGAAGCCTCATCCACAACCAGCAGCACATTCTCTGAGTGAACCCCAGCCAACGCTTCAGGCGTCTCTGCACGGCTTGTCCTGGCCGAAATAAAAGCCTCGCTTGGGGCCGCGTTCAGCTCAACCCTGTCAGACTTAACCGTAAGCAAAACCTTTAACTGAGGCGGCAACTCATTAATCCAACGCTTCAGCTCGGCAAACAACGCATCAAACAGCTGGCCACTGGTCGGCGCTGTCACGACAACTTTATTCGGAAAGCGCAGCAAAACAAACCACAGCATAATCCAACTGGCCGACGTAGATTTACCCGTGCCGTGGCCGCTGCGAATGCTCACCTTGCGCTCACCGTCCGCAACAGCCCGCAGAAACTCAGCCTGATAATCGTGCGGAGTTGCGCCCAGCACCTCCTGCACAAACAACGCAGGGTCGTCGCGGTAACGCAGCACAAACTCTTCTAACGGGTTAGCTTCACTCATCTGTGACATCCTCGTAATCCGCGTCAATAGCCATCGCCTCACGCTGGCGATCCTCAGCGTCAATCTGAGCCAAGTCAGCATTAACCTTGCGTAACGCGTCCAAGTGCATGTCGCTCACGCTAATCGTAACATTGGTCTGAGGTCGATTGCCGTAACGCTCCTGATTATACGAGCCAGCCATAAACTTGCGCCACTGCACCTTCTCACGCGTGGCAGCGATCTCCTGCGTTGAGCTGCCGCCATCTAACGCGTCAACCATCTCTAAACCCTGCTCAACCAGCGCGTCAGCCGCTTCCTGCCGAGCCTTGTTTATTACCTCGGAATACTCAGGGATTTTGTGCAGTGCCGTGCTGACGTAACCCCGGCTGCACTCATAGTGCGCCGCAAGCTGCGCCATTGTGCCGCCAGAAGAAAAATATTCAAACAAATACTCTGCGCCTCCTTGCTTGGTGACATCGGACAGTATTCGCTTTTGTAACGCCTTGCCTGCCATTTGATAAACTCCAGTTTTTTATAATTTTACGCTGGGTAGCATGTGATTGGCAAGGGGGTACGGGGGGTGGCACCCGTGTGTGTGAATTGTATAATAATAACACTACCCCGCAAATGCTTGACCGGGGGGGGCATTTGACATTCACGATCCTGAATATAAGCGAACACTTGTTTAACATGTTAAGCATTGAGGTACATAGATACCCCAAGCTGCGCGCGTTGCATTGCGCCTGGCCTGCGCCACACTTGCGCCGCACTTGTGCCACACCTTTGCCGCATTTCAGATATTGCAATTGAACGCCTGTTCAATTACGCGGGCGCGCCTCTGCGCTGCGCTGTTGCGGTGTGTTGCGTGGAGGTAAATCAATTTGTGACGTTACGTCACTATTGCGCGGCATATATGCTTCACATATACAGTAAGCACGACATAAACAAACATGGAGACAATCAAATGCAAATCAAGCCAATCGCATCAAACATGACAGAGCTACAAATCTTGGGCATGTCCATTCTTTTCTCTTATCAAACCCCGGTTGCCGGATGGGACGACAAGGGCGCATTTCGTACAGAACAAAAGTTTAGTGCCACGACATCAAAGCACATTAACAAGTATCTTGGCGGTAAAGATGTGGGCCGCACCGTTCCCCAATCATATATCACCGGGCTTGTTGACTTTGCAGAGGATACAACAATGGAGGCATTGATAGCATGACACGTCGCCAAACAAAACAAATCCGCCAGCAAGTCAAGGCAATCTTAACTCAAGTGAGCCTTGGCCTTGCCGCCGGGCTTATTATCGGCGCGGTACTAGCGCTCAATCTGTAAAGGGAAAGCAAATGTTTAAGGTTACGACAATTATGAAAACGCCATCTGGACGCTATAGTTTTGTTGGCCGCGTCCATGGGAGCCTGTTAAACTCTAGCTTTGCAACATTAGAAGAGGCTAAGATTGCGGCCATTGACTGTATGCTTGAGATTGGTGAGACATTCCCTGTCGCATTATCGCCTTGCGTAAAATAAGCCACACCCACAACGCAACAAAAGCCCGGCCACCGCGCCGGGCTTTTTTAATGCACGGTTTGACCCGCGCTGATCAAATCGCTTTCATGCAGCTCCATCAGCACCTCACCCAGCGCTTGCATTAAACGCGCCGGGCTTGTCTCGTTCAACCGCTCTTCGCAATAGTCCACCAAAAGCCCGGTCTCGATTTCGGCCGCGTCATCATCCACGCAAGTCAGCAAAACGCGAAAGTCTATTTGATATGACATAGGCCCGGCCCTCAAATATGCCCGACGCATGGATTGGGACAAGCGCCGGGCCAGTTTGGGCGCGGCCTTGGGAGGAACGACGCGCCGTGCGCATTTATAGCCACACACAAGCCCAAAGCGCAAGTTTATGTGGTTTGGTCCAGCTCGTGAGCCAAGGCGCAATAGGCGGCCGCGTCAAGGCTGCTATCCCTATGCCCTCCGGCGGATTGCCTCATTCTGGCCAATTTCAATAAAGCCATTAGGTTTGCCACGTCACGCGGCGACACTTTATGCGGCGCAAGATAGGCGCTCCACATTTCAGCGATACAGGTGAAGTTTGTTTGCGCTGATCCATAGGCCTTGGCCCTATCCCCGCCCGGATTGATTAGCTCCATTGCCTCAGTCAATATTTCAGTCCGAATATTCTCGCTCACTTCCCATTCTCCATTTCAAATTTGCGCCGCAGGATTGCATCACGCTCGCTGGCGTTCCACTTCGGCAATGTTGGAACAAACCTGCGCCGATTGGCGAAGCCCTCAAGCTCTGCTAAATCCCGACAAGCGTCAAGCCTTGATCTAAACCCCTGCAACCGCTCGACCCCTTTATGATAGCCTACAGGGCGAACAATCGCCTCGCCCTTCTCAATCTTATGCTTGACCCACTTAGCCCAATCATATGCCATTTACATCACTCCCAACTAACCTCGCCCCAGATCATAATCATAATGCCTATAGGCATTTTATGATATTATGATGAGGCTGGGCAAAATTAATAATTAGATCATAATCACATCATAATTATCATAATTACACAACAAAGCCCCTTATTTATATGGCTCAACAATTATGATCCAATTATGAGACCATATTTTCTGCCGCGTAAAGGCAAAGCAAGGCCGCTTCTGCCCTGCCATCATGCTTGGCCAGCTTAAATAGGTCACTTTCTTGCGGAAAGCGATCCATTGCAATCGCTCGGCTGGCGTTTTTATCTGACCCAATAAGCCCAAAATATTTCTTCCATTTTGCTGGCGTCACATATTGCACCGGCAGTTTGTTCGCCGCGACTGCCATTTGCAATTGCCCAAAGCCTTGGCCAAAGCGAAAGACTGCGCTTGAGTTTTGGCCGGGTCTCGACGCGACCTGCTCAATTATGCACATGCACTTTTCGTCGGCCTCGTTTTTGAACACATCTAGCAGGGAATGCAAATTTAAAATTGACTTACCTTTTGGATTTTTCATTACCGGCATGTCATGCACCTCCAGCTTGCCTGTATCGGTCCAATACAACGCGACTGCCCCGGTGAACCCCGGATCGCATCCGTAGATAAGCATCAATCAGCCCTCGGCTGCTGTACATGCTCCACAATTGTTGCCGCCTTTTCCAGTGCTGCGCTTCGGCAGAACGCGCTAAACGATAGCCCCGACCTGCGCGCGGCTTCTGTAATTATGCGGTCATATTCTTCTGCGAAATTGATTAGGCGCTTCTTATCTGACATGGTTTTTACTCCTCTTGTGTCTGTTTTCTTTATATATGTTTAAAATATAGGGAGCCAGTTAAAAATGTGCTTGCGCATATGTTTTTTCTATGCGAATACTGGTGGCACAACACAAACATGGAGTTTAAAATGACAAACGAAACCAAACCCACCGCAACAGACATTAAATTTTGGGAAAGCATCAAGCAAAACATGCTTGACCGCGCAGACATTGCTGCACATTTTACCGACTTAGAACGCAGTAGTTTGCGCGAATTGTGCTGGGCTGCAATGTGCCTTGACGAGTCACGCTATGCCTTGAAGCACGCACAATCTCAAAAAGATTTAAACAATTTGTTCTCTGTAGAACACTTTGGGCAAGTCATAGTCGCAAATCATGTCTTGGTTGAGGAGAATTGCTGGGACAAGTCAGAAAACGATGACAAGCGCCAGATTGGAAAATTGTGCGCTGAATTGGCCTCAGCTATTCAGGATGATTTAAACGAGGATGGGGAAAATCTATCTATCACTAATATGAAGCGTTTTGGCCACCTTTGGTCCCTCATCCATAACTTTGAGCGCACTAAGCCCAACAAACACCAAATGGAACGCTTTGCTGAGCATGGCATCACATGGGAGGGCGAAGTCGATGAGCATTAAAGTTGGATTGCCCGACGTTACGTTTAACGCTTTGTGCAAGCTCACAGAGATTGACCGCGAGTTTATTGGCTCGCCGGATTATATGGGTGTGGCTCAGTTTTGGAGCTGGTCACACCCACAGAAAACACGATTGAGCCGCGCATCTGTTTCTGCCCGGCGCAAGATACATCATGCGCTTGTGAGAGATGGGCTTGATTTGGATGGCGACACAGGCATTCATAGGTCAATTATTTCCATTGTGCTGGAGAAAGAGGAGCAAGGGTTATGACTGAACGTGATGAGCAAATTGCGCAAGCCACGCAAGATTTTTTGATGGCCTTGCCTGACAAAATGAAGAACGGCCATTTAGGCTCTGTCATATGCACGATGTTTGAGGCGTTTGGGCTTATCCATGAGACCCGCGTTGATATTTGCGAGGGCGTTTTAAACGTTATGCTGGAGCATGATATGCGTGACGATGAGCGCGCAGCGCAAGCCGCTGACGAGTTTCTTGCGCGAGCTGCCGCGAAGGCTCGCAAGTGATTTGGTCTGAGCATCTGCCGACGTTTTTGATGCAAATGTTCGGCCCCGTTGTAGCGTTGCGGGAAGCTCAGACCAATAGTGTGCCGGAGCCTTTCGGGGGTTGGGTTCCGGCACACCCGGATCAAGAACCACCATTTTAGCGCGTCAGACAAAACCCCAGATAGGTTTTGTCTGACGTAGAAAGGGAACACGCCATGCTTGTAAGTCTAACGCAAAAAGAGGTTGCGCAATGCAATCAGGCCGCAGCAATGCGCTGGCAATTGGCCCGCGCTTCTGGCGTTGTTAATCAGCGCCGGGACAAGGGCAGGTCTGACGCTGACTTGGACTTGCTGGGCGTAAAAGCAGAGCTTGCCGTGTCGAAGGTGTTTGATCTCGACCACATCCACGCCATAGGCGTAGATGATGGTCGAGACGTATGGCTGGATAATATCTCTGTAGATGTTAAGGCCACGTTCTACACCACCGGGCGGCTGCTGTTTAAGAAGCGCGAGGCATTCAAGGCTGATTGCTCTATTCTGGTGTGCCAGCAAGCGCCTGACCGGATGCACGTTGTGGGATACATACCTCGCACGCATTTTTTAGATCAGGCTTATGAGATTGACCTTGGCCACGGCAAAGGTTGGGCAATGGATCAGGAAAATCTATTGCCGCTTGAGAAACTGTGGGCGACTGCCCGCAGCATTAAATTGAAGGAAGCAAAATGAACAAGATCATCATAACAAACGCGCACGCTCATGGCTTTGCATTTGCCTGCGATACCGAAACACAAGGGCAGGTCTTTATCCCGGTTCACATCGCTGACGGCTTTGACCTTGCGCCAGGCGATGAAATAAACGCTGTTCTTGTGCCTAATTATCAAGACAAGTCAGACAAAGGCACGCCGTGGCAGGCTGTGAAGTTGCAGCGCGATAATGAAGTTTGCGAAAAAGCAATCATAGATAATTCGCAAACATTAAATAATGAAGCGTTGGACGCAGAAATTATGCGTTATATTCTTGCCGCTGGCGGGTATCACACCACCGCAGAGCTGGCGGATTATTTTGAGCTTGACCACAAGACCGCAGGCAACGCAGCCCAGCGCCTCTTTAACTCCGGCAAGATTGCCAAGGCAGACGTGTTTAATCGCGTGGGACAGCAAAGGCCGACAATGATATTGTGGGCCGCTGCGGCTAAAACATTTATTGAGGTGGTGTGATGAGTATATTTCTTGACCCCAAGCGTATCGGAATTGGGCCGGGCAACTGCGAACATGAAACCATTAGTGTAAACGGAACACACTCAAGCCAAGGTGTTGAGTTCTATGATGATGCAAGAAATTTCTCATACAACAGTCAAGTAACGATCTATCGAGGTGAGGCCCCTATTATTTGGCTAAAGGGTATGGTGGTAAGGAATTTGATTGTATCAATAGTTGAGGGATCATCTGACATACACTTAAAGGCCTTGCGTGACCTTGTTGAGGAGGAGACTGGGATAAGAGCTGAACAGAAAAGGACAAAGTCCGGACATGTCCAGCCTGTCCGTTAAGGGGGTAACAACTTCACGAAGTCATTACCCCCTTAACAAAATAGAACTTCTAAAAAATAAAAGAAGTTCCCCCAGAATTAGGTATTGCATATGCAAAACATATATGCGAACAATGAGGAAACGGAGGAAAACATGACAATCATCAAATCAGAAGACATGTCGAACGAAGAGTATCATGCGCATCATGCGTTTGGTTCGACTGCAATTAAGACCGCAGCAAACAAAAGCATTGCGCATTTGTTCGGCGCTGAACGTAAGGATAGCCCGGCATTTGCATTGGGCAGCGCGGTTCACGCTTACTTGTTGGAGCCAGAGAAAAACCTTGTTGTGCGCGGGCCTGAGACACGGCGCGGCAAGGCATGGTCTGATCTGAAAGATGAGTGCGATGCTGCTGGCAAGATATTGCTCACTGAAGCTGATTATGATCTGGCAAACAGAATGGCTGAGGCTTGCCTGCAAAATCGTATGGCAAATCATTTGCTCACAAATCCTGACATGTTGGCAGAGGCTTCATTTTTCGCCACTGAGCCAGACATTGACATTGACCTAAAGACGCGCCCAGATGGCCTCCTGCGCAACGCAGGCATTGTACTGGACATCAAAACGACCCAAGACGCATCACCCAGAGGGTTTGAGCGTTCTGTGCGTCAGTTCGGATACGATTTGCAGGCTGCATTTTATATGCACGTCTTGAAACTGAACGGCATTCGTGTGGAGAACTTTATCTTCATCTGCATCGAGAAGGACGCGCCGCACGTCACTGCGTGCCATGAGCTTTCGGAGATGTATTTGCGCCACGCTCACAACCGTATGCTTTCTGCATTGGTTGACATAAAGCAGGCGATTGAGACTGAGGAATATGTCACGAATTGGCCTGACTTAAACACGATCCACTTGCCAGCATGGATGGACAGTGAAGAAGCGTTTTAACCTATCCCAGTGCAGGGGTGCTGCACAACATTGAGAGGAGTTGCAAAATGCAACACATGATTACAGAAGTCGTCGCACGTTACCCGCGTCTAAATTCCACTTACAAGTTCGATACTTACGAGAACAAGTCAGTGAAATGCGATGCGTTTGATGACGGCGCAGCATACGAAATGAGCTTCGTAATGTCCGATGAGAAGGCAAAGGAGCTGCATCGTATCTGTATGGAGGCATATTCTAACGCTGCGGCGTTGGACACGAAGCGCAAATGGCCAGAGAAGCCAACAATGCTTCCATACAAACGCAATGACGATGGCGAAGTCGTCGGCAAGTGCAAGCTGAAAGGTGCTTACGGCGGTGACAAGACACAGCCACCAAAGCAAGTTGATGCTCAGCGCAATAAGCTGCCGGATGATTTCATGCTGACCAGCGGAAGCAAGGTCAACGTGGCCGTGGTTGTTGTGCCATACAATACAGGCAGCCTGAATGGCGTTTCGCTTAGGCTGCGCGCTGTGCAGGTCTTGGAGCTTGCAGAGATGCAAGGCTCAGATGATCCGTTCACTTCGGTATCTGGTGGCTTTACGTCCAGCGTGACGGCAACGCCAGTTGCGGCTGTGGATGATCCATTTGCAATGCCGGTCGCCACACCAGCGTCCAACTCTTCATTCGTTGAGGACGAGATACCTTTTTAGGCTTGATACCGTATCATTTCTAATGTATCTGCATGGGCAGGAGGATTTTGCTCATGCAGACACGACCAATAAATCAAGTACCCGGTGCCTTGGCCAACGATTTAGGCGAGGTGAAGTGGCCAGAAAGTAGGAAGCAAATGCCGAATGGTGGATTTAGAACCTATAAGACAAGTTGGGTGAGAGGCACTGAGACTAAGGCGTCATCCTCCGCCAAACATAAGTATTATGGCATCGTCTACAGGGGAAAAAATTACAAAGTTCATAGATTGATATGTGAGGCATTCCACGGACCACCACCAGCAGACAAGCCAATCGTTATCCACATCAATGAAAACGCTCTTGATAACAGGCCAGACAATTTGAGATGGGGTACGCAAAAGGAGAACCTCAATATGCCGAGGTTCATTAAATACTGCAAGTCTCGGACTGGCGTAAACAATCCTCACGTCAAGGGATTGGCCAGGAAGTCAGCCCATTTAGATCAGAAGAAATGAGGCCAATTATGAACACAGTCTCAGAAAGCAAGTTCCCAGCCGCTCTTTGGAGCGAGTTTGGTCACAGCATCATACGCAATCTTGAGCTAAAAAAGACTGCGCAGGGCGAGTATCACGGCCCATGCCCATCATGCGCTGGCACAGATAGGTTTTGGATCAAAGAGTTCCACGGCGAGGTCATGGTCAACTGCCGCAAGTGCAATGATTACAAGTCAATTAAGGATAGACTGCGCGATATGTCATTGTGGCCACAGCCCGGACATACGCCCAAACTGGAGGTGGCAAGAGTTGACATTGATTGGCCAGAGCGTGACGCTATGAGCGACCACCCGTATCTCGAAAAGAAAAAGATTAAGCTGCATAATGCCAAGGTTGACGGCGATACGCTGACCATCCCAATCATTGACGTGCGCGGCAAGCGCGTCGGCGCTCAGTTCATTGACGCCGACGGCAAGAAAAAGTTTTCCTACCAGTTACCAGTAATTGGTAACTTCAGCGTCATAGGCGGACCCATTCGAGACTTCGCATATGTTGCAGAGGGCTGGGCAACAGCCGCGACTGTGCATGAGGCCACGGGCAAGCCATGCGTGTTCGCTCTAAATGCAGGTAACATTCTGGCCGTGATTGACAACCTGCAACAAGCCAAGCCGGATGCCGAGCTTGTCATTGCAGGCGACAACGATGATGCCGGGCGCAAAGAGTGCGAGCGCGCTTTCTCTGAGCTGGGCGTCGAGTATATCCTGCCTGACATGGAGGGCTGGGATTACTCTGACGTGTGGGTGAACCAAGGCCCGGCAGCGGCGAAGAAAGCATTGACCGTGCAGAGCGTCATGGATCAAATCTTTATGCCGGACGAGGCCATCCCGCAGCTGAGCCGCAACTATCTTGTGAAGGGCTGGCTTGGCGAGGGTCAGATGTCTGTGATCTACGGCCCGTCAAATGTTGGCAAATCATTCTTCGCCCTTGATCTTGCATGGCACATCGCCTGCGGTGAGGAGTGGAATGGCCACAAGGTTATTGGTGGCTCTGTCTTATACCTCGCAACCGAGGGCGGCATGGCGTTCCACAATCGCGTGGTTGCGCTAAAGAAAAAATACCCAGAGCATAAGAATGTGAAGCTGGCTGTGCGCCCAGCCCCGGTCAACTTGCTTGACGGCGAGGTTGACATGGCTGTGCTTGAGAAGCTGTGCCGTGAGGTGTCGAAGAAACACGGCCAGGTGAAGTGCATATTTGTTGACACGCTCAGTCGCTCAATGGCTGGCGGGAATGAAAACTCGCCAGAGGATATGACAAAGTTTATCGGCAACTGCGATAAGCTGCGCGAGATAACCAGCGCACACTTGGACGTTGTTCACCACTCCGGCAAGGATAAAGCCGCTGGTGCTAGGGGGCATTCGAGTTTACGCGCCGCGACCGACACAGAGATTGAGCTTGATTACGATGAGAACACTGGCCTGCGCACGGCAAAGGCCACGAAACAGCGTGACATGGAAACAGGCGTTATATTCCAGTTTAAGTTGAACGTCATCGAGCTTGGCGTTGATGAAGATGGTGACAGCGTCACGACTTGTACCGTTGTGCAGGCCACTGAGAGCGAGATCGAAGAGGCCAACAAGCCACGCATCAAGGGCAAGAACCAAGTCCTAATCCGCAAGGTGTTTACGCAGCTACGCGGTGAGGGCGTCGGGCAACCAAACCCCGGAGGGGTTGGGTGGCCAGAGCCGAGAACATATTGGGTTATCTCTGAAGAGACACTGAAGGATCACTTTATGGGCAAGGTAACAACTGCATCCAACAAGAGCCAAGTTTACAAGCAAGCTGTAGACGCGCTTATTGGCGCTGGCCATATGGTTATAAACGATGGCCATGTGTGGTTCACTGACAACGAAGGCAAATGCAAAAATTTATAAGGAGGAAGGTTATGGAAGATTGGATAAACTGCCCTGAGTGCGATGGCGAAGGCGAGGTTGAGCGCGATGTTTGGGTCCGCCAAAGCTCAACTTGGCACGGCGACTTCGGAAGCCACATGGAAGAATGCGAAGTCTGCAACGGCATAGGCCAGATAGACCCCTTGGAGGACTACCAATGAAATACGATCCAGATGCACTTACTCGCCACGTTCTTGACTGCGCACAGCAAGGCATGTCTCAAATTGAGACCGCAGAATTGCTGCGCGTATCACCGTCAACAATACATCGCATTTGTTCGGCTGCGAACATAAAACTTGAAAGGAAGAAACGTGAATACGGACCAAACTCAGATTATTATAAAAAGGCTCGAGCGGAACAACAGCATAATGCTGACGGAGGCGAAGACGGCGATGCGGCCAAACTTGAAGCAGCGTCTGGAAGAGCAGCAAGCGCTGCTCGACGTACTAAAGCGCGAGATGCAAAAGACGCAGCCGAGCGATTGAGGGCCAAGCTGGAGGGTGTTACCGATAAGCATGAGCGCTTTGAGATCACATACGGCCACTGCCTGTGGGAGTTTGAAGCGCTCATGTACCGCCAGCGCAAACGTGAGGCTCTACCATCTGGCCCGCGCAGGCCGACCACAATGGCCCCATCTATGATTAAGGCGGCTGAGGCCAGCAAGCAGCATAGCATTGACCAAGGCAATCGCCTGTTTGCTTTGATCCCGTATGACCAGCGTGTGACGGCAGCAGAGGCGGCTGAGCTGCTGGGAGACAGCGTACCGCGCACGTCAAGCTATCTCAAGAAAATGTGGGAGGCGAACAAGGTTTATCGCGTGCGTGATTTTGTTGAAGTGCCGGGCTATACCAAGCGGCAATGGCGCTGGGTGTTTAGCAAGCAACCCATTCAGCCGTTGAACAACTGTTTTGAGGATGACGAATGATGACTGACAAAGAAGTTGAGCGCATGATAAACGCAGCAGGTCTGATCGGAGCCATCTTTGGCTTCATCAGCGGCGCTGGCTTGATGGCGCTGGTGGGCATTATATTTTGAGGTCGTGTGGGTGGCGTGATGCTGGCACATTCGGTAACGCAAAACCAATAAACAACGGTTACGGTTGAGCCACCCACTCAGACTTTCTAATCAAAGGCGCGCCCGGCAACAAGTGGCTATTTGAAGCTGTCGAATGTTTTTTGCATTGATCGCTCTTCATCTATAAATTCCTCTGGCGAAATGTATGTTGTCACCGAGGTCAGCTCGTCTCCCCGGCGAAAAATCACAGCGCCTAATTCAATGGATACAAACGCAAACACGTCTGACACATCGACGTTCTTCTTGGGTGTGTGAAATGCGTATCTATTGCTGGTCTTATGCGTCTTGCTTGCGGTTTTAACCTGTAAGGTCAACGTCTGTGTATCCGTCTGTATATACGCATCGTGATCTTTAATCTGGCAGAGTGTGCAGATGTAGCCAGCCAGCGATAAGTAGGCGAGAGCTAAATGCTCTCCGGCCCTACCTACCGCCGCGCTGGCTTTTTGATCCTGCTTCGCCACTTAGCTAACTTAGCTAAGCTAAGCCATGAGCCAAGTGTGGATTTTTTTGCTCTGGTTGCTTCGATCATCCAGACCATGATAGCCGCCGTTCACCTTGCGCGTGATGCGCTTGATGGCGTCATCCGTCACGCCTTCGTCGGCAATGGCAAACAATCCATTCTTGTTGAAGAACCACAGCGCAGTCTCGAAGGCATATTCGTCAGCCACCAAGTCCGGGTCAGTCATAACCTTCGGCACGCCCATGTCAGACGCAAACGCCCGATAATTATTGCGCCCGGTCAACTGAAGAAATCCCCGACCAATGTACAGGCTGGCCTGCGCCTCATTCTCATTGCCCATGCGGCCAGCGTAGACCTTGCCAGCAAGCCCGGTTGGGTTCTTGGCATACGGCTCAGCATCCTCAACTGTTGGAAAGCGAGATGGCCAGACGGCTTGGATGCGTTCCGGCGTGCTGTAATACAGGCTCTCACGGGTTCGCTTAAAGCCACCGCTCTCGTGCGATGCCTGACCCATCAAATGAGCGCCACGCGCCGGAGATAGGTTGAAGTGCTTTGCGATTGCTCGCGCTGTATTTGGGCCAAACTCGCCATCGGCTGTTGCGCCGATTTTAGCTTGGAGCGTTGCCATTGCCTTGCTCATTTTTTAGCCTTTTTCTTTGCTGTCTTGGCAGCCGCTTTAAATGCACTGGCCGTTGGCGCTCCCTTAGTGCCGGGCTTGCGCATTTTCTCTCCGCTTCCGGCTTTAATGCGCGCACGCTTTTTTGCGATGTTTGAATACAGTCCCATTTCATCAAGTCCTCTTCGATTTAGTGCCGGAGCATTTCCAGCGCTTG